CTCGTTGGCCACGGTCTGTTCGGTGCCGTTCACAGCACTCGTACCAACGCCGATGTCAATGGTGGTATCGGCGCTGGGCGTATTGGCCGAAATTCAGGCAACAGCGTTTTCCAGCGTCAGCGTGGCGTGCGCGTTGTGGATGTAGTAGCAACGGTATTCAATGTCGCCTGCGAGCGCTTCGGAACTGCTAACCGGGTCAAGCAAGTTCGAGCCGGCATCGACACTCGACTTGGCGCCGCCAAGCGAAACCAGCGGGTCAGCGTTAGCCGCGCCACCGGAAAGACGGTACTTGATGTCTGCTGAAGCGATGGGCATGGCTTGGTCCTATCAATGGTTCTGAATTAAGCGATCTATTGGCACCGGTAGGGGATGGGGATCAGGAAACTGAGAAGGATTGACGTGATGAAAAGCATGGTGTGGCCACTCCAGGGGGCTAGTCCGAGACTTGAACTGTCTTGGGATTCATCGACGTGCGGTCGCCGCTTTGCTCGACGACTCGGATTCGCAATGCGTATTCGCCGTATTCAAGGGCCGGCGTTTCGGTGTGAGCGAGTTTGATCTGCGCTTCGCCGACTGAGATGTCAGACCACACGGCTTCGAGATCGACAGGGGTGCAATTGGCGAACTGCAATGACGCCTCGATACCAAAGCCGGTCATGTTGAATGGCAGACCGGCCACGAAAAACCTCGCATTGACCTTGAAGGTATCTCCGCGACGAAGTGACAAGTCAGCCATTGCAATCCTCACACTCGCATTCCTGCATTGTATCCACCCCCTGTTGACACCTGACCCGTGGGTGGACTTCCGGGTGAAGCACTTGAGTCGTCACCGGCAGGGGATGGGATCACGGAACAACGACTTGGAAGCCCATGCTCTTGACGCGCAGCGTGTACGGTGTGGCGCTAATTGCGTTTGACCCGCTGCCTCCGTTCTTGGCAATGCCGGTGATGAACACAGAGCCAGCAGAAAAAACACCCGAGCGGGCAACGATAGGAGGGGCGACCAGAGTCAGGACATCGCCATCCTGCCAATCAATATCGGCCTCTGCGCTGCTTGGGTAGAACAAGAACTTGTCAATGTTTCCCGTGCCATCGGTCATAACGGCGTGCAGTCGAACTTCGCGCAGATTCTCGGCACCGCTGACAATCTCAACCTCCGCGCAGATGCTCAATTGAGTGCTGGGCCCGCCAGATATGGAGAGCACACCCGCGCCGGCCGCGCTGGGCGCCACATTCGCCCCCACGGTAGGCGTGTAGGTCATCAGCCAGCCTGGGTTCTCAGCCGCGCTGGCAATGCCAACGGTCGTGGAGTCGGAGAAGATGCCGCCTGTCGGCTTGGTGCCAGTGATGCCGGGACGCACAGCAGAAACCGACCCTGACAGCCCATAGTTTTGACTGATTGATCGAAATGGGGCCGTGAAAACTACAGCGATGCGCTGCAAAGTTGCGGCCAGTACGCGAGCATTGACCATTGACCCGCGAGTGTTGGGGTGAACCGTGGCGTCGGTATAGCCGGCCAGCGGCATGCCTGGCGTTGCGGTGTTTTCGTACCCGTCAAGCCGCGCCACAAAGATCGACGCACCATCGTCCAACGACAGGCACCAGTCCCTGATGGCCTGGTAGTTGGCGACGCGGGTTGGCGTGCTGTAGCTAAAACTCGGGCGCGGCGTGCAAAGAATGATCCGCACATTCGGCCAGCGGCGCACCATCTGGATGGCGAGTTTGATGCCAGACTGCATTGACGCGACCGTTTCGTCTTGCGCAATATCGTTCTCCAGCATCGAGTGAAGGATCACAAGGTCCGGGATGTATCCAGCGGTGTGGATCGGGGCCAGCCAGTTGACCTCCATTGAGGAGTTCAACTGCGACACCCGGGCACCAGAGTAGCCCGCCACGCTCCAGACGTCCGACACCAAAGTGCCTGACGCCGCGTTCCAGTTGCCCTCGGTGCCGCCGCTTATGGCGATGCGCCGAAATCGCATGGGGGAACCTGCGAGCGCATTGGCAAGGTGGATGTCAGATGCCTGCTCCCACTTGACCGTGCCGTACCGGCTTTGGTGGGTGATGCTGTTGCCGATGGCAATGGTGTGAAGTTGTGGCAGTGACTGTGCTCGGACTTTCCCACCCCCTGACACAAGGGCTCCAATGTTCTGAGCCCTACGATCAGCCCCAATTACATTCAAGTTCCCATCGGTATCAACAAGAAGCCTTGACTCGCCATCGGGCGGATCAGGAAACTGAGAAGGATTGACGTGATGAAAAAGCATGGTGCTTCCTTTCGAGATTCGGCGGACGCCCGCCTCGTATTATCAACCCCCTGTGGACGCCTAATCCGCAGGTGGATCGTCGGCCGTCACTGCGGCGTAAGCGGCTTCACAGGCACGTCCCTTGGCATAAGCTCGGTCAAGCGCTTGGCCGAGTTCAACCGCCTCTGCGTCTGTGCTTCGGTACACGTCGGCGAGCACCATGAGGGCAGCGCTTCTTGCCTCGCTTCCGCTGGCAGACTCGGCGCCTTCGCCCGAAGTACCGGCTTGGGTTGCAATTCGGGTGAACTGGTCGCGCACGAGGACAGCAGAACGTTCAAGCCGAGAAACACGAACAGCGAGACCTTCCGCCCGTTTTCTCTCTGTCGCAGCGACCTTTTCCAAAGCCGCGACATGATTGTTCTGCCGCACTTGTTCACTGCGTTGCGCGGCAGCCGCTTCAGACGCTGCACGAACTTGCTCAAAGGCATGTTTCTTCTCCAGAGTTGCGATCTTGATTTCACCCTTGCTCACGCCGAGTCCATAGCCACCGGCAAAGATGAGCCCGATGACGATGGCCTGCAACGCCACTTTCACCCAAACAAAGTAGTTGATCATGTGTTCTCTCCAACGATGCACTTGTACCGATCCATGCGCAGCCACACGTCCTTGACGTGATGCCTGTTGATGTCGCACGCAGACCGGGTGCCATACAACGGCGCTTTGCTCTTGAGGCAGACCCGCTCGACGTTGCCCCACCACTGTTGCGGATCGCAGTTGTCCGTCATCCCACACGCACGGCGTTCGTTGAGCACACCATCGATGCCCCCGTTGTACGCCGCATCGGCCATAGCCAGACGATGCATAGCGTCATTCACCATCCGCAGGGTTGTGAAGTTGTCGCGACTCTTGAGAATCAACGCCCGAATCTGCAACTCGGGTTGTTCGTAGATCGTTGACCAGTTGAGTTCACGCAACGCCGGGTGCCTCTCGCGCATCTCGGCCAATGCATCAAACCGCAGCGATCCATCAGCACGCCAGGCCCGAGTTAGTTGCCCAAGGCCGGCGCCTTCTTCACGTTGAGTCTTCAGCCGTGATGTGGGCGACCAGCACCGGCTGTGCGTATAGGTGATGCACGATTCGTGGCTGATCAACGCCGGCACGTAGGCTCGACGCGGGACTGTGGGCCAGTGTGCGTCGATCTCGGCATTCAGTGTCGGCGACAGAACGAGAGCGCGAGGGTGCACGTCCTGAGCGTTTGCCCGTGGGCTGAATAGGCCCAGCAAGGCACTCAGAACCATCGACAGTGCGATCAGGGCAAGGCCGGCACCGATAGGGCTCTCGCCGGCTTTCCTGAATAGGGAGTGCATGTCCGCTTCGGGATAGTCGTGCAGCACCTTCCGATAGACGTGTGCCAGCGCAATCGCAATGACAGGGCTGACCAGGGCCAGCATCATCATGCGAGTGGTAAGCACATTCGAGTCGGGGTCGGTCCACAGGAGAGCCCCAAGCACGGCAGCCGAGCCGCCGATGAGTCCGATGTAGCGATAGCGCATGTGGATGCCTCAAGTGTTTGTGGATTGTTGGATCAAATGCTTGCAATCATTTCGCCGATTGCCTTGTAACCGTTGGCGGTCGGATGGATGCCGTCACTTTCAGTCAGACTTGCATTCATGAAATTTCCAGCGTTCAACGGTGCCATTATGTCAATGGCTTCCTCGACGCCTGTCAGGCTGGGCATGTAGTTATCCCACCAGTCTTTCATGTAGTCGCGCAAATCAGGGGTCGGTGTGTTGTCAGGGCCTGCGCTTGTCCCATACATACTATTTAGCAATACCACCTTTCCACCTGCCCCGTTAACAGTATTCACTGCATTTTGCAGTTGTGTGCTACGAGTTGCCTTTGAGACAACCAGATTTTCGTCATTGGAACTTGCGTGAATAAACACCACCCGTGGTTCATGCGTTGTCACGTCGGCCGCAATGCGGGCTGCTAACTGGGTACTGCTTTGGCTACCAACACCCTTGTTGATGATCAGATTATTTCGCAGTGAGCCATAAATAGGCGCATAGTACTGCCAGGTGTTTGTGTTGTTGACTAAGCCGAATGACGGATCGGGCGAGAACAACGTCTTCCCTTCACAGATACTGTCGCCGATTGCCATGACGTTAGGCTTGCACAATGTCAGGTAGTCAAATTCGGCCCATGCGTTGGCCGGCGAATTGCTTGTGTGAACAACCGAAATCTCGGACGCAAAGAACCAATCACAGGCCACCCGCGCCTTAAATCGCCATTTGCCAGATTGCTTGAAGAAACAGTTAATACGTGACCACTTCTTATCAAAATGCAACGCAAACTCAATCGGGGCTGCCATGAGGCTGCCTTCAATAATAGGTACTGTGTTCCGGGTTGATGCACCAGTCGTTCCACATAGACCGATGTGCCCGTCATAGTCGGTATTGGCCGTGCTTGAGCCAAACCACAAACTCATTTCTTTGCTTCCATTCAAAAACCAAACAACCGCAATGTGGTTTGTCGTGTTGCTGGTCAGCATCTTCCCATAGAGGATGTAGTCCTTGTCTGCGCCAGTAAAAGAGATCGTCTTCTTAATGTTCGCGCCAATGCCGCCAGACACCTTTGTTGAGCGCAAAGTGCTACCAACAACGGTCATTGTTGAGTTGGTCGCAGTCCAGCCAGAAGTTGTCGTGCCTTCATCATTGAATACGGCATTGTCATCAGCAATAGTAGGCAGCACGACGGGTGGGATCAACGGACCCGCCCCATCAAAGTTGAAGTCGATACGGTATGACTGGAATGACTCAAGTCCGTCCCGAACCGACGACAGCAGGACATACGCTGCGTGGATTCCAACGCCCGCTGCAAAGTCCAAGAACATTTCGCCGAGCGTATAAGTCCAAGACGAACCTGTAATTCCCGTGACAGTTCTGACAAGAATGCCAGCGGCGGTGTACGCACGCGCCGTGTATGTGGTCCCCACTTCAGGTGTGACACTCGCAAACTCGTGTGAGATGAGTTGATCTTGTTGTGTGACTCGGTTGCGGTGAGCCCAAGACACCAACATTTCTTCAACGGGTGTTTGGATCGTCGGTGGTGTGAACCACGATGCCCCGTTGACAAGCACCAGGCCCGGTGCGTAGGGCCTTGCAAAACGGAAACTGAAGCCGACTTGATGCGGCGGCGAATGCTCGATGGGTATTGCACCACCACCTGCCGTCCGCGGCAGCATCTTCACCGAGACAGTCGCGCTCCCCGCATACTCAGTCTCATCGCGCCCGAGTGAATCGTCGAAGAACCAAATAATCGAGTTGTCTGCGTGCGCCGCAGGGATCGTGTCGCAGCACCCGCGGCCCAGCGTCAGGTTGTTTCCAGCCGCAGCGCGGATGGCAACGATCTCATTGTCGATCATCGCAGCCATGCCAATACGAAGCGCGTTGGCGAACGATGCCGAGAAGTCGGTCATCACAACTGCTGTGGTCAACGGCCCGATTGAACCGACGAGTCTCGCAGTGGGACAGAAGCCGAAACTTCCAACCTTCTTGATGTAGTCTGAATTTGCCATGTTATTTAGATCGGGCAGACGTAGCTCGTGTCAGGAGGGTTCTCGCTTGGGTCAACAGCACCGGACTTGACCGCAATCGAATAGTTCGCATTCACCGATTGCCCTTCCTCGCACACAGTACCGACGTAGGCCGCTGCGTTGTCAACATAGGCGAATTCAGCCGCGCTCAAGCCGCGATACAAGGATCGATATGGAATCTCGAACGCCAGGCTTTCACCGATGCACGGTCGATTGGAGGGCGGCGTCCACTGCGGCGGACCAATCGTAGTAAAACCGCGCTGCGGCAGTGCGAACACATCTTGCACACCATTGATTTCGATCCTGCCGTCGCCCACCTTGCCGTAGTCGATAGTGCCAACACGAACCACGGTATCAGGGATTCCGCGACTCATGTCCTGAATACGGATCACCATACCCGGAACGATCTTGTAGCCGCGACGGTCGAGCGTGAACTTGTAGCGACGAACAGACGGGCTTGCCGCCTTCAGATCACGCTGGGCAAGGCGCGTGGCAAGCTCCGCAGTCGGGCAGCCCTTGTACTCTTTGGACAGGCTGTTTATCGCACCACCGGCAGACTGCAGAGCAGCCAGGTTCGACGCTCGAACGGTACGGTCTTCATCGGTCACCGGGTCACGGTAGGTGACGCGCACTTCGTTGATCATGCCGCTTTGGTTCGAGACGGCGGCATCCTTGATCTCCAGCAAGCCGCTGTCTTTGTCGAACAGCGGCAACGACGATTTCACGTAGTCGCCTCTGATCAGATTGATCTTGATCTTCCCGTTCGTGCGATCCTCGTAGACCGTGGCGCCAATATGGTCAAGGATCGTTTGGATGAAGGACTTGATCGAGTCGCGCCGCGTCCACCGAATGCACAGTCCAAATCGTTCGGAGAACAGAATGTCAGCCGCGTACTTCCATGCCGCGTCATCAAAGCGAGCGCGGTCAAAGCCTCGCCCCCATTCCCGGTTGGTCATAGCCTCATAGACGATGTGGACCGGGTTCATCGCCTGAATCAAAGTGTCGCCAAGCCCGACAAGGGGCGGAAGCGTGGCAGCCCATGTATAGCTGTACTTGATGTGTAGCAGACGGTCAGGGAAGTACCAGACACCGGCGTAGTCCGACGTGAACGTGATCACGTTGCCAGCCACGGTGTAGTCAACGCCAGCCACCATCTCTGCGAAGAACGTCCCGCCGTAAGTCCCGTCGCCAGTGTCACCGGCAACGTACTCGAACTGAATGCTATCTACACTGACCAAGGGGCCTTCAAGATCGACTAGGGTAAGCGTCTTTGGCGATGTCAATGCCGACGCCGGTGTCCAACCGTTTGTCGGATCGTAGTAATCGACGTAGCGGATTTGAGACCCGCTCAACGTCTTCGATTCGGCAAAACCACCGCCCTGTTGTTCACCAGAACTGACAGGCCGAGTGAGTGAAATGACTGCTTTCGTTGGATACCAAGGGTCGCCGTCCCACCCATTCAACGCGCGCCTGACTCGAAACTTCCACGGCTTCGGGTATGGGTTCATCATGCTGATGAGCCCGTCGAAAAACACTGTGAATCTGCGACGGAATCCCGGCATTGGCGACTTGAGCACTGTGCCCAGCGCAACGGGTGCGGTCTGTGCAGGCTCACCCATCATCACCGTCAACGGGCCTTGGATTCCACCTTCGCCCGATTCGCCGCCAAAGACATCGGGTGCGTCAATCGTGATCTGGCCGCTGGCAGCTTGGTTCCCACGCCACACCGTCTTGTCACCCACCTTGATCTCGGTTAGTTCATCCACTGGGCCACGGCTGATGCCCATGTGAATGCCGAAGAAGTATTTGAATCCGACGACAGCCATCAGTCTTCTTCCTCGCCCGCAGATTCCTTACGGGCAATGCCTGCTACCAATTTACCAAGAGCGTCCCCCGTGCCCTCAAGCACGCTGGCCGGATAGCCATGATTGAGAAACTGCATGTAGTCCAGACCGTGCCGAACAAACCATTGGCGAGCGCCCCGCGAGCACAGCCGAGCTTTGCGCAGGTGCTCGACCGTGACGGTCGGGTCGAGAATAATTGCGGTCATCCCTTCTTGCCCCCATCCAAACGAATTTCCTCAGTACGGTAGTTCCCGAGACCGATCACCGTCCAGTCGCCAGACCAACAGTCACCGAAGATCACGCATTGCGGCGTCCCCTCATCGGCCTGTGGAAACTCAATGTCGTCAAACGCTTCTGGCGTTCGAGGGGTGGCTTTTGGGGCGTTCGCTGCGCTGATGAGCGCAGAGAAGACAACGAGGAATATCTGCCAGATGGTTGTCGGGTCCATCGCTTTCCTCTAGAACACAGGCTGACCGTCGAACGGCGAGCGACTTGGAAAGTCGGGCTCACCACCATAATTGTCGTAGTTTCCGAACGCCTGGCAGTTGGTGGGTGTGAAATTGCAGCCTGGCAGGACAAAGCCGCCCACCCCTTCAAACAGTTCACCAGGATCACCCTGCAACAGCAATTGGGTATTGACTGCGTTGACGGCTGGCGCAACTTTGACACTCTTTTCGATTGCTAGGTACTCATTCCCACGCATCGGATGAGTCCACACCAGAAAGCCATTGTTGAAATAGTCTGTGTCTCGAAGAACACCGGCCAGTTCGATACCGACGACTGCGCCATTGATCGTCAATACAACAAACGCCTGCTGCCAAACAGCCTTGTCCACCTTGCATGTCAACGGGTCGTACAGGGCATAGGAGCATGTCCGCTGCCAACCAAGCCGCAGGCCCTCTCTGTCGAGACTTCCGCTCGTGTTCTGGCAAGTGATCTTTGCGCGGCCGGGCATGGGGAACCCGACTTGAACGATCTCGCCGATGTAGGAAACAAGCATCTGCGCGTCGTCAAGATGCTTGGTGTACTGAATCATCGTGATCGGCGTGGACGGGGCCGACGTCATGTGAATCTGCGCAGGGGCTACCCACGAAGGGACATCAAGGCTGAAGGCATCGTTCGATGTTTCACCTGTCTGCTTCACCGAATCCGACTTGATCGCGGCCGATGTCCATGTGAAGCCCCCGGCCACGATGTCAACGTCGGCTGTTGTGTATCGCCAGGTATTGGGTCCGAGCGTGAATGCGTAGAACTCAGCAGGTCGCCCTAACTCGTTCGATGATTCAAGAATGTCGTATGTCATTTCTCAGGCCAAGTCAAACTGAAGACGCAAAGCCTTGTTCATTCCGACGTTGTTGATCTTGGTATTTGGGCCGACGCCGCCCTGAAGCACCCGCTCGACGGAGAATCGCTCGCGCTGCTGGCGATAGCACAGGAACTCAGCACGAATGTACGCAAAGATGATGTCAGACTTCAGTGCAAACTGTGTGAGCCGCTTGTCGTCGAGCGTCACGCGGGGGCTACGAAACGTGGCGCCCCATGCCGTAGTCACATAGCTGACAACGGCCGAGTCGTACCAACGCAAGTAAACGCCGGATGCAGTTTCATACGCCACGCATGGGCGCATGTTCTGGTCGAAGCAGAATGACAAGGACACGATACCGGCCTGGTTGAAGATGACAATCGGCGCGTCAACGCCAGCTTGTACTTTCACATCCGAACCGTCAACAAAGCACTTCCAATTGCGCACCGACAGACCCTGCGAGGGATCATTCAATGCAACACCGCCTCGCTCCCAATCGAGCAGTGGCCCAACACCTTGATCATCGGGCGGAAGGTAGTCGGCAACAAACGGCACCGATGAAAGCCGGTTCTCGGGCAACATCAGATGGCCTTCCGAGCCCAGGTGTACTTGAAACTCAGGCTGAATGTATTGGTGTTGTCCTTCGGAATCGCAGGGTCGAGCGAACACTTGAAGTTGCCGCAGACCGCATTCACGCGGACGGCTGTGATCGGCAATGTCATGTGCGCAGGGCCGAATGACCCAACGTAATTTCGCTCATAAGAGTTGTTGACATAGGCTGCGCCGTAGCCAAGGCTTCCGTCACCACCACCCGTCATCCCAGGATCAACGGTGATGCCACCGAGATTCGCAGGTGTTCCACCCGAGTACGACCGAACACCGAACTGGAACGTGTTGATGTCGTTTGAACCGTTGCCAGCGAACGACGCCATGCCAACTTCCCATGAGCCGACCGTTGATGCACGCCACACCACGTCATAGTCAACAGCATTGATCGTGAGTGTTGCTGTGCCGTCGCCCGCTGGCCAGTAGCGACGAAACTCGTAAGTCACGTCCAGGATTTCATCGGAAAGCACTGTGATCGTGGTTGGCGTACCACCGCCATCAACGATGAGCGCACGAGAGAAACACAAGCTGCCCGTCCAGCCGACGCCGACTTCAGACAAATTGCCCGCAGCGATGCCAGCGGCGAATCGGTATGTCCTACGGATGTAGCAGTAACCAGGCCCGAGTTCTGTTCCAACCGAATAGGTCAGTTCATCATTTGTGCTTGCAACAGGTGTGATCAGTGATGTCTGACCGACAAGGGGGGCCGACGAACTTCCGCCGACCATGCAGTAGCCCATGAATCCGCCACTGCCAATGCGGTTCAAACCGGCATCGAGAATCAGGTTCGGGAACCAGTCGGCGAGAAGACGCCGAGTGCCATCGGGACGAATGGCTTCAATCTTGAATCGCCCTGCAAGTTCGATCTTCATAATGATCCTTGTCAATCACACCAGCGTTGCGCTGGTAATCTGGAAACCAATGTCAAATGCTTCTGCAGCCATGTTCAATGTGATCGCGGCGCCAACCAGTTGCAGATTCGTCACGACGAAACCAATGTCGATAGCCTCATCGTTCATTGTCGTTGATCCGTAACTGACAGTCACGACGAGTGCGCCAGCCGTGATGGCAAAGCCAATATCGACAGCCTCGTCAAGCATGTCATTGGCTACACCACCGCCTGTGACTGTTGCTGCAGTAACAACGAATCCGATGTCAATTGCCTCTGGCAGCAACTTCCACAGTTGCGCGCCAATAGCACTGAAGCCAACGTCTACGGCGTCAACGGCTTCGAGCGGGTAGGTCAATGATGTCGCCCCACACTCGATTGGTTCCATTTCATGCAAGTCGGCAGTTCTCACCGCAATCGTCGTCAACACGGCTGCCGACTCATCGACCAAGTGCTGAAGCTCGAAGCCGTCTTGATCAAAACGAACTGGCAGCATGAACGAGATGCGCCGAATTGCGGCCACTTCTGATAGCGCCACAGCCAACTTCAAATGCACTCGGTCAATCGAATCGGTCAGTTTCTCGAAAACATCGATCTCACGGTAAATCGTCGGGCGACCGTCAGAGTATTCGATTGCGAGCCAGTTGCGAAACTCCTGTTGCGAACGAAGGTAGTCGAAAAAGCCGGCGCCGCGCACATCGATGTAGTCGCCATCGATGTTCGAGATGGCCTGCATATCGGCAATGAACGATGGCATCCAAAACCGAATCGCCCGCCCCCGTGCCATGTCGATGAACTGCCGGAACGCAATTACTTCATCACGGCCACGCAATTGCATGCCAGCGCGCACCGTGATGCGCTCACGCTGTTCGGGGTCATAGACATCGACTGACCCCATGTCGTCAGCATCAACGAATGCGGTGCTTCTGTCATACCCAAACGTGATGTCAGTGCCCCGATCAATCCGAAAGCGGAACACAGGCGCGCAGTAGCCCCACGACGGGGCAAACACGGCTGGTTCCGAGTCATCGACCGTAAAGCGCAACGACACAAGCCCAACTCGATCCGTTGGGTTATCCATCGAGGCGTTGTCGAGGATTCTTGCCACAAGCAACGGCGTGATTCGATCGCCAACCCCCCAGGTCTTCACAGGCGGCGCGACAAACGAGATTGTGTCGGTGTCGAAGTTCACTTCGTTAATCACCAGCACTTCATAGTTCGATGGGTTCTTGCCCATGGCCAGACACAAACCACCCTCACGAAACGCGCGCTTCTTTGCAGTCGTGCTCGGCAGCGTCAGCGTTGCGCCGAGCGATGTATGCAGTGGATATTGCTCTGGCCATACCGGAACCAAGCACAGGTTCTTGCCAAGGCCGACGATGAAGTTGTCCAGGCGCGAGCGTGCCGCATCGTGACGGGCGAAGGTGGCTTCAAAGGATCGACGGGGCTGCGCACGTAGAGCCCGCCGCTGTTCTACATCCGACTCGCTAGGAAGGATTTCAGTGCTGTAGGCAATGCGCTCGATAACCGGGTTCGCCCAGTTCGGAAGCACTGTGAACACCGGCAAGTCAAGGCGCCAATCCCCGAGCGCCGGCACATCCGCATCAACGATCTTGGCCTGGTCGAAGACCCAACCCGCGGCCGAGCTTGTGTAGATCAGTTTGCCGGCTTTCCAAATCGAGAATGCCAGGAAGCAACGCGATGCTGCATCGGCAACGGTCGAAACGTTGGTCAGGATGATGTCAAAGCGCTGCCGGCCACGGGGAAGAAAGATCGTGGCTTCCTGCGGGCCTGAGTCGCGCTTGGTGAAGTGAATCGAACGGCTGTTGTTGCTCTCCTGTGTTGACAGCCACAACGATGCATCTTCAGCCACACAGCGAATCAGATACTCGCCGCCCTCAAAGAACGGCATCCACTTTGCAAGGTAGTACGTCTTTCTGGCCGGTGCGTTGCTCAAAGCCGGATGAACCGACAGTGCCGCTTCACTGTTAACGAAGAACGTCGAGAACTCGGCCGGGACCGCAAGTTCATAGACCGAAGCGACAGCCACAGATCACCCCTTCAGCAGTTGGCGGATCGTTGGCAAGTTACGCCGCAGATGAACCATGGTGACTTCTTCCCCTTCAGCACCGGCCATCGCTTCAGCCACGCGAGAGCGATCATCAACCAGGACGATGCGGGCAGCCATCGAAGCTGCAGCGGGACGCGACATACCACCACCGTTGAGCACGTTGCGCGGATCGCTGGCTGCCAACACTTCTTCATTCTTCTGCAGGATTGCGGGCACTTCATTCGCAGACAGGCCGACAACACCACCCGCGTGATAGCGAGGGGCGTTGGCGAACCAGGCTTGCGGGACGTTGCGAGTTCGGTTTTCTATGCCAACGATGCCGCCGCTGTGTTTGACTGCGGTTCCACCGCCACCCGCAATACCGATGGCAGAGATGATCGAATTGCTCGACCCTTTCATCGAATTGAAGATCGCCTGCTTGACGATCATCAGTGCAATCTCGCGCAAGAAGTCCGCGGCAAACTGCATGAACGCCTTGCCCATGCTCTTGAAGCCTTCGCCGACTGACTGCTGGCCGGCAAGCACTTTGCCCAAGTTGTCATACATCGAACCGAGACCGCTGTCGATGGCGCGCACGGCACCATTGACAACAGTCTTTTCGAGGTTCGTGAACTCGGTCTTCAGTTGCGTCGTCTTCTCGATTGACGCATCCAAGCCTTGCAGGAACAACTCGAACTCTGCCTGATCACCACCGAAGATCGACCAATACGCAGTGGCCCAATCACGAGTGGCCTGCGCTGCTGCCAAGATACCAGGCAACGCTTCCTGATTGATCGTGTTGATCTGATTCGCAGCGTCAACGTCGCTGATGTTGCCTGCCTCGACTTTGGCACGCACAGCCGCGATCTGCCCATCGCGCACAGCGATGGTGTCGTTGTACTGCTTCTCAAGCCGCGTCAGTTGCTCACGAGCGGTCTTCTGCTTTTCAATCAGCTTCAGGTCTTCGGCAGCCGCGTCAGCACGGGCACGATAGGCGCTGATGTCTGTGGTGGGCAATCCGTTGGCTGTGCGCTTGGCCGCAGCATCATCGAGCTTGCGGTCGAAGGCTTTGCGAGTTTCGTCGATGGCGTCAAGGCGCGACTGAAGATCATCCTTGTTCTTGCGACCGGCTTGCGCTTCGAGTTGTTCGAGGCTGCCCAGCAATGCGACCTGTTCCTTCTCCAGTTTGTCGAAGAAGTCCTGACGAATTTCACTCTGAATCGCCTTGAGCGCATCCGCAAAGCGCTTGGCAAAACCAGAGCCGGCAACACCACCGATCTCGGCAATGTTCTTGGCCAATTCGGTGTACTGGCTACCGGCAGCAGCAAGCAGACTATCAAGGCTCTCCTGCTGCTTGTTCAACGCCTTGGCGTTCATTGAGTTCAACGCAGCTTCCACCTGATCAATCAGCGATGCGCGCCGCTTGGCAGCCGCATCATCAACAGCCGTTGTCGAACCGCTGCGAACGCCAGGCATGCCCGTCGTGCCGTTGAGCGTTCCGCCGCCTTCATTCGCTGGGCGCCGTTTGCCTGCAGCGTACTCACGCTCACGTTGTGTGCGACGGACTTCTTCGCGTTCGGCGGCGCCCCGAGCTTTGATGTCGGCGATGTATTGAGCATTTGTGCGCTTGTCATCTCCGGCAAGAAGGCTGCCCGTGACAAATGGTTCGATAGCCGCAACAATGGCCTTGTGCTGCCACTGCGCATTTGGATTAGTTCTGAGTTTGGTGATTGCCTTCTCAAACATCAACGGGATTGACGCAAACGCAACTTCAAACTGCTCTTTGATAAATGACGCAGCCAACGCAGCACCATCGATCAAAGTGATGTAGAAGTTGCTAGCCGCGCTCTCGTTTTTGACAAAGTAGTACGCAATGTCGAAAACCACCGCCGCCACTTGAAACAGCACAAACGCCCGCCGCAACAGTCGCAAAGCCTTGTCAAATCCAGTCACTGCAACAGTAGCTTTGGAAAAGACATCAATCACGTTCTTGACGTAGTTGACGGTGCCAGTCGTAATTCTCCGTATCAACGATAGTGAGAACGCAATGCCGATAGCAACCGCAACAGCATTCAGTTCGTCCTGGTACTTCCTGACGAACTGAATGACCAACTTCAATCCATTGACAACACCCGCAAGAGCCTGTCCGACGCCTTGTGCGAATGCCTTGCCGTCAGACGACTTGAAGAACCCCGTCAGTTCGCGCAGTAGGCCAACGTAGGCATCGGCGAAGCCGGCCTCGGCCACCTGTTGGCGGAAGAACTCAACCGACGTGTTGAAGCGCTGCTGTTCGGCGTCCAGGCTCTTGAGGGCTGGGCCGAGGCCATTCTGCGCGGCCTTGCGCACAGACTCAGCAACGACCAGCAAGTTCTCGGCGCCGACCAGACCTTTTTCGAGTGCCTTGTCGAGATCGGGGAACTTGCTCTTGAGAGCTTCTTGCGCAAGTGCGAAGGCGCCTGGCAGCCGCTCGCCGATCTGCTGCCGCAGTTCTTCAGCCTGAATCTTTCCCTTCGAGAATGACTGGCCGATGGCGTTGAACAAGCCCTTCATCTCGTCGGGCGTCAACTTCAGCACGCGGCCAGTCTCAGCGAACGCCTCGAAGATGAAGCGGGTCTCTTGAACAGGTGCACCAGACTTGATGGCAGCCGCTGCAAACTTGGTATACGACTTGGCCACATCCGTGTAGGCAATGCCAAGGCGTTCTGCCTGTCCGATCAGGTATTCGGTTTCCTTTGCGACCTGTTGCGTATCACCACCGAAGGCGAAGGTCAGGCCACTCTGAATTGCCTGCTGATCGTTGAACGACTTCAACGTGCGGGCAGCACCACCGATCACGCCCTGAATGCCGATCCACCCCGCGGCCAAGGCCAACAGTTCGCCGCGGATGCGCTGCATCAACGACAACGTGGTGCGCCCCTCATCACCGAACAGACGGAAGCCTCGGGCGCTGCGGCCGACGCTGCCGCCGACTTCATTACCAGCCTGTGCGAGTTGCTTCAATGCCTGCGTCGAGTTGCGGGTGACGGTGGTCAGACGTTCTTCCGCATCAGCCAGCGCACGCGAGTCGATGCCAGCGGCGCGCAGTGCATCCCGTGAAGCACGGGCAGCAATCACCTGGTCACGCATCGCAGCAGCAGCGGCACGCAATCGGGCCTGCGCTTCAGTCAGCGGGCGGGTGAACTGTTCACCGGCATCGCCACCTTGGCGCACTGCAGCCGCGTACTGAGCAACGGCATTGCGAGCCGCGACGAGTTCCGCGCGGTTCTCACGCAGGGCTGCCAGTTGATTCCTGAATCCGTCGATCAGGCCAGCCTGCCCCGACACAGCCCGTTGCGCCGCCTGTAGATTCCTGAATTGATCTGAGTAGTCCTTGATTGGGCCTTTGCTGGCAGAGATCGCCGATGCAATCGCCGCAACTTCTTTCTCCAGACCACTCAGCGTCTCGCGGCTCTTGGCAGCCGGATTGATGATCGCTTCGACTGCATCGCGCAGTGACACGATCTTTGGCCGCAGATCGGTAGAAGCACGGGCGAGCGTGCTGTACTGGCGGGCAGCACGTTCGGCGTCATCGGCCTGCTTCTTCAGTCCGGTGTCTTGCGTGGCACGAGCGGCGGCTTGTTGCCGGCCCAGCAGCGCATCGTTCTCGTTGCCGGTCTGCAGCCTGGCGAGAAGCCCGGCCTGCGTCGTCTGCTGTTGCAGGAGTTCGAGTTTGCGCTGTTCGCGCCCGAGGCGTGCGTCGTCTTCGTTGCCTTGCTGCAGCCGTGCGAGTTTGGATTGCTCATCGCCGAGTTGCTTCGTCGCAGCGCGAGCTTTGTTGACCGTATCGACGTAGTTGCGCAGTTCCTCATTGACGCGCTTCTGCGCAGCAGCAGCGGCAAGTTCTTCGTCCGCCAGGCGCGCAGTAACTGAGGACAACTGATCGGTATTGGCACCCGTCTCACGCAACGCTGCGCCGATGGTCGAGATGGAACGCTGGAATGACTCCAGGCGGGCCTGCGCGTTCTGGTAGCTGCGCTCAAGGGCCTGCACCTTCTCCTGCTGGGCATCGGTGCGTCCATCAGCAGTCTTGGCCTGGTAGTCGGCCAGTTTCTTGCGGGCCTTCTCGACGGCGGCGGTCTGCCGTTCAACTGCGCGAGTCGTGTCTTCAAACTGACGGACGACTTTGCCGCGGGCAGCAAGTTCTTCTTGAACCGTAGCGAGGGCAGCGGCGGCAGCCTTCAGCCCTTCGTAGGACGATTCGCCGCGTCGGGCCGCGTCAGCCTGCGAGTCAATTGCCTTTTCGAGATCAGCAATCGACTTGCGGATGGTGTCGAGATCACGCCCACCTTTAAGGCGGGCGTTGATCAGTAGTTGGACTTCCTTGCTGTCATTCACTCTTGCCAAGCCCTTTGAGGATGGCCGACAGTTGCTTGCCAGCCTTCGCGTCGAACACAGAGCCGATGGTCATTTGCATCAACACAGTGTCTTGCGCGGCTTTGGCAGAGTGCCGCTGACGAACGATGCGAGCTTCAGACCAAACGACGGCAACCGGATAGTCCCGAGCCCAAGGGTGTCCCTCAGACAGTAGCAAGCTCACATCGCGGCGAAGGCCGGTGTAGTACCGGATCAGGCGGTTTTCGTCGCCTTGACCTTCGTGAGTGCCTTCTTCACCTGGTTCTTCGTCAGGAGACCCGCGATCATCTCCAGCGCTTTTTTTGGGCCACCCACATCCACGAATGTGAGATCGCCGATTTCGAGAAGCGCCTTCACCTGGACAGGACCAGGCAACTTCTCGGCGTCGGCCGCAGTACCCTCGCCGGCTGCAATCGCAATCGTGTTGGCAACGAAGCCCGGCGCCTGCGAAACCAACGACATTGCCAGCGGTTCAAACTGGTCAACCGTCAGGTTGTCGAAGCCATCGAACAGACCGGCCAATGCGTCAAGGTCGGGAAAGTGCTCACGCACAAGGACCGACACGTCGTTGAGTGACAACCCCCTCACCGAGAAGGAGTTGCCACCCGCGAGTTTGACCTCACGAGTTGCGGGTTGGTAACCGGCAAGTGGCATGCGCTACCCCAGCAATCAGACGGCGCCGCGGCCGTCGATGTAAACGGCTTCGATGTTCGTGGCCTTCTTCAACGCCTCGAACGAGAACGACATGGACTGCCAGTCGTCGCCCTTCAGGTTGTAGTCGCCGTCCGGCGCCAGCTTGACGTAGGGCCAGTAATAGTCGCGGTTCTTGCCCTTGGGGTTGTCGGCCACGAAGCGCAGCGCACCATAGATGGACGTGGACTTCGAGATGATCTGTTCGCGGGTCGTCGCACCCAGGTCGTAAGTGACCTGAATGTCGGTGCCGGCGCCGGCATTGTCGGGAATACCGGCCGAAGTGGGAAGGATGTAGATGCGGCCAGTGGCTTCATCGATTTCCCAGTTGGCCGCAGCCGGAACGTCGGTTGCATAACCGACACCCTTGTCCACACTGACATTGCTCACATTGCGCACACCAGCCGGCAGCGACGGGCCGGCGCCGATCTGGTAGAACTTGCCAGGCCGAGCGGCCTTGATCTCGAAAGTGGCAGCCAGCGCGGAAACCTGCACAACGGATGTTGCACCGTCGCTCATGAAGTACAGGGCCAGGTTTTCCTTGCTGATGTTGTCAGTGGTGAAAGAACCCGTGCGGTCCAGTTGCAGCGACACGCCGTCGTCCTTCGTGCGGACGCCTTGGTCCGAGTCGAAGTGATCCAGCCTGTCTTCGCTGGCATTCATCGACAGGTCGGGCGTATTGCCGAAGTAGGTCTCGCCTTCGCCCCGCGTGCTGGCGCTGATACCAGCCGCAACTTGCGTCGGCGTGAAACGGTCGAAGTAGAGACGGCCACGCCCGAGGACGTAGTTCTTGCCGCCGAGATCGGACGTGATTGCCATGATGGACTCCTAGAGGGTCGTGTTGACGAGAGAACTGCCTGTGGAATTTTATCAGGCAGCGATTCGAGCAAGCCCCACCGACACGGGCAGGTAGAAAAAGCACTTGCTGGAAAGGTTTTCGGTCGGCGGGCGAACGACACCCGGCGATGCACGAAAGTCGGTGATCAATGACCCTTCACCGTCGAGCGCAGTGCCAAGCCGGTAATCATTCGGGTACTTCGGATAACCTGTATCACGACTGGTGCGAGTGATGCGATCCAACGTGCGCTCAACATCGTCGAGAAGGCTGTAGATCGGGTCGGATGGGTGCGCCTGATCTTCAGGACACCAACCCTGGATCAGCAATGACCAATCTTCATTACGGGCTTGATTGCTGTCGGTGTAGTTGGCCCCATTCGGGCGCGGCGATTCGAGGATCGACAACATCGTCTCGGGCGAGTCGTCGCCGAACCGGGCCTTGCCGCGGTACACAACACCGGCCAGCGTAGCGGGCAAGGTGATGCCGGCGACGGGCGTCACAACGGTCGTCTCCAGCAGTGCCGTGAGACGCTTGAGCACGGTGAGTCGGTACGAGTCAGCCACGGTTCGACACCCTTGAAAACTGACGCAGAAAGTTCGCAGCCAAGGCTTCCGAGATGCGGTCGCCAACGTCGCCCGAAACTCCCTGCATCACTTGGTCAACGGAAGGCCCGTAGAGAAGCCATGCGCCCTGCCCTTTGCCACCACCACGAGTGAGTTCAACTGGCTTGTAGGCACGGTCGGGCTCTTGGCCCTTTGGCAACCGGATCGCCAGGCCCAGGTTGTTGTTCCGCAAGCGAACGATGAATGCCTTCTTCAGCCGCTTCTGCTGGCCGGCATGGACCCGCACGAAGATCGGACGACGGCGCGAGTTCTCGGGCGTGGCGCCTTCAGCAAAGCGCGCCAGCGATGTTGGCCGGTCACGCCCGCTGATCACGGCTTCAAGCGTCACGCGAGTCGCCTTACGACGAACATCAAGCCGCTGCTTGTTCAAGTAGCCTGTCGGGAAATTGATCTGCTTGCGCATCTCGGACTTGATCAACGGCACCGCGGCGCGACTTGTGTCATTGATTGCCAGGTAGGCAGCCTCTGTCGCAAGCTCAGGCAGCGCGTCGATGAAGCGCGAGAAGTCCTGCAAGCCGCGGGCAATCACGACGGCAGTCATTTGCGCGTGACAACCCAGGCTTCTTCGAGCGGGCCTGTGTGCGGCTCGCGGTAATCGAGGATGAACTGCACGCCGGGCAACATCGTCGGGAACGTGACGATACCCTTGGCCTTCAGCGTAACCATCCGACCCGTGCGAGAGTCGGCGTCGTATTCCTCAGGGATCAGGGCGATTCGATCAATGCCCTCGACGATCTCAGCGTAGCCGTCGCCATCCTGCAAGCCACCGAATGGCTTGCTGATGCGGTTGTGCCAGCGTGCGCGGATTTCAACGGGGACCGTGATCGAAGCGTCCGAATAGAACGCTTGCACGCCGAAAGCGGCCTGGACCGCCCGGCGTGCCGTAGCCTTCGCTGATGCGAAGTCGAATGCCATCAGAGATCGG